TGAACTTTGTAAAACCAGACACCAAAAAAGACCCGCTAGACGATGTTCAGCGCCTGATGTGCAGTGTGCCAGGATGCCCCAAACGCTGGTCAGTTCACATGGAAGGCCAGCGCCCAATGTGTTCCGAACACCAATGGTCTGGGAGTAAACCCGCCAAAAAGGACATTTCTGCCTTGTTGTCCAACACCAAGCCCGTGAAACATTGGATGGATGATGAGGCATTTTGATGAACTACTTTGACGCACACAAACTACTAGACAGGGCAAAAGATGGACAAACCATCAGCCGAACCGCAATTGACTATGCGCTTTTCCTTACAGGAGATGCGCCAGAGCGAGGCCAGGGAATGGATTTTGAGATACCAGCAGAAAACCAAGGAACTGGGCAAGACCAAGGCATCAGCTTGGTGGCAGACCACGATTGCCGACATTTCCAGGCGCAGGGGTGAAGCCGCTGCTAACGACCTCAGAAACCGAATGAACCAAGAAAGATCAAAATGAAAATTGATGTACAAAAAATGCACAGCGTTGGATTTGGTGTTTTGTTTTTCCCAAGATACGGCCTTGGCATCCAGATTGGTCGGCGCTGGTTTGGATTTAAAAAATGAGATATGCCGCTAGGGTTGATGCCAACCAAAAGCAAATCATCACAGCATTGGAAGCCGCTGGCGCTGATGTTTGGGTCATTGGCCTACCAGTTGACCTTTTGGTTGGCTACAAGGGGCACACCTTTCTGGTCGAGGTCAAAAATGGCCCCAAAAGGCGTTTAACGGCCCTACAAGCCGACTTTTTTGAAAGTTGGTGCGGAGGTACATTGGCAAGGATTGACGGCCCTGATGGGGCTTTAAGAATGATTGGAGTTTTGAAATGAAACCAGAAGAAGCCGCCCAGGACATTCGCGCTAAAGCTAGCGCCTATGGCGATGCCAAAGCCCAGCGGGTGTATCTTGAGGAATTCCGCAAGTCTAAAAAAGCCCTTTTGATGAAAGATGCTCTGCAAATGGGCTACGAGGCAGCAAATGCCCAAGAACGCGAGGCTTATGCTGACCCCGAATATCACACCTTGCTGAAAGGGTTGGCGGCGGCAATAGCACAAGAAGAAACCTTGCGCTGGGAAATTGAGGCGGCAAGGCTTGATATTGAGATTTGGCGAACAAAAGAGGCCACCAACCGAATGCAAGACAGGGCGCACCAATGAAATGTCCAGAATGCGGAACATGGACAATTGTCAAAGAATCCAGAATATCCACAGGCAACACCCGCAGAAGGCGGCTAGAGTGTGCAAATATGCACAGGTTTTCCACATTGGAGACAATCGTTGATCGAAAAACATTCATACGTCAGGTCAAAAAAGCTGTTGAAACTGGTGGCAAGCCTTGACTGCCAAGCCTGTGGGTCGGGCAATATGGTGCAAGCGGCGCACACAAACTGGGGAGGCGGTAAGGGCCGCAGCGTAAAAGCTGACGATAATCTGGTAGCTGCGCTGTGCTTGCAGTGCCATTACGCCATTGACCAAGGAAAGGATTTGAGCCGCCAAGAACGCCAAGAAATGTGGCTAAAGGCCCATCACAGGACAATTGATGCCTTGCGTGACTGCTGGCCTATTGACATTCCTTTGCCTGATGCGAAAATCTAGCCTTGTTGGTAGCAGTTGCCAATATTTTGGGGGTTCGCCCCCTTTTTTTTGATATAGTTAACGCATGAAAAACGAAGAAGTAGCCGAATTTGTCGCCACGCTGTTTCATGCGGGAACAATCACGCACTTTCAACATTTGCAAACGACTGAATACGCGACCCACAAGGCGCTGGGCAAGTTTTATCCTAAGATCGTAGACCTTGCAGACAGTCTGGCAGAGAGTTACCAAGGGCGCTACGACACCAGGATGAAGAAGTTTCCTGATGAACTGCACGACCCCAAAGACACACCGCACGAATATCTGACCCAGTTAAAAGGGTTTGTGCAAGAAGCGCGAGAAGAAATCCCCCAAGATTCAGAACTGCAAAACATCGTTGATGAAATTGCTGATCTGATCAATTCAACCCTGTATCTTTTAACTCTGAAATGAGGAAATCATGGCAAATATGATGAAAAACGAACCCAAAGGCTACGGCGCACAAGTCTCCATGAAGGGCAACCCTGCGCCTGACATGAAGTCAAACGGCAGCGTAAAAAACAACATTCCCAATGCCATGACAAACAAAATGTCTGGTGGCAATGAATGCACTGGTGGCAAATCAAGTGGTGTTTGCTACACTCACAATCGCAAGTCTTGCCAATAATGCGTAAACCCCACCGTGGATGAGACGGCAGGGCTTACTGACCAAACAAAAAAGGAGGTTTTGAATGGCTGAGATGGATTCTAATTGCGGGAACTGCAAGTTTTACCGCGCCCAGCAAATCATGGGCATCTGTCGGTTTAATCCGCAACAGGTGAATAAGCACGAAAAAGATTGGTGCGGTCAGCATTTGATTGTTGAAACTCAGGATGTGAAGGTTGATTTAGTCGCCTTGCCTGTGTACGACATAACCACCGATCAGATCACGCCCCCAAAGCGCAAATACGAGAGGAAAGCAAATGCTAAAGCCTCTGTTTGACAGGGTGGTTGTGCGCCCCCAAGTGCGGCACATTTCCGACATCATCTACATTGACAACAAAGAACCCTTTAACGAGGGAACGGTTGTGGCGGTTGGCCCAGATGTGGAGGGCGTTCAAGCTGGCGACTTCATCAAGTATGGGAATGGGGATTATCTGAAATGGCCCACCCACAAAATTGATGGTCAGGATTATCAAATCATTCAAGGTGCGGACATTTGCGCCGTTGTGGAGGCTTAAAAATGGCAACTAAACCTGGGCTATACGCCAACATTCACGCTAAACAAGAACGCATAGAACGCCAAAAGGCGGCGGGTAAAACCCCAGAGCGCATGAGGTCGCCTGGGGCAAAAGGTGCGCCGACTGCCCAGGCATTCAAAGAATCAGCCAAAACTGCCAAAAAGAAATAATCATGGCAAAGCACGACAAGCCCATTCCCCACAAGACTACGGGCAAGGGCAAAACCTACAACCCCACCGAAAAAGGTGCGGGAATGACCGCCAAAGGCCGTGCAGAGTACAACGCCAAGAACAATTCAAACTTGAAGCCGCCAGCCCCAAACCCCAAGACTAAGGCAGATGCTGGACGAAAAGCCAGTTTTTGCGCTAGGATGGAGGGGGTGGTAAAACACTCTAAAGGCCCAGCAGAACGGGCTAAGGCCAGTCTAAAAAGCTGGAATTGTTAACCCTTTTGGAAGAAATAAAGGAAATATCATGGCAAATTCAATCGCAACAGGCGTAGCTTACGCAGACCCAGAGTTCGTTTCAGTTCAAGTTGGTAATTCAACTGTCCCAGTAGCTGTAACGACCAGTGGCATCATTAACGGGGCTTATGCCACGACCAGCGCCGCAAGTGGCGACACCCGACTGACCTACCAGCGTTTGACGTTTAGCAGCACTGGTAGCGGTGAAACCATCCGAGCGTTCAGCGTTGTGACGGGCGCAGGTGCTGCCACTGGTGGAACAATCAATGGCGCACACCTGAGTTTGAGCGTTAATGGCGCTGGCACTATTTCTGGCGCTGGCAATGCTTTACGGGCTACTTTGGGCGGTACATCTACCAACCCAGGCGGCACGTTGGCGGCTATCCAGGCAGACTCTAACTTTGCATCTGGTGGCACTTGGACGAATACATCATTCATTCGTTTCACCAACAGCGGCACGGGCACGGTTCCCAACTTGTTCAACATTCCCGCAGCTTTGTTTGTAACAAGCACTGCCACCATTGCCAAGACTTTGAAAGTTGTGGCATCAGACGGTACGCCTTACTACATCATGTGTTCAAGCGCAGCGTAAATGTTGAAGCATCCAAACCCTGAGATACAACTTCTGGTTGAGATGCTAGAGGGGCAGCGGGATTCCGCTATGGCGCAAGCCGCTGCCCTTTTCAGAGAAAACACTGAGTTGAAGCAAGCCTTACAAGAAAAGCTGGCCCAAGAATCCAAGGAGAAGGCAAATGCCGCTGATAGCATCAATGACCCCCAAGGCGCTGAAGGCCAACATTAAGGCAGAAATTGAAGCTGGCAAGCCACCCAAACAAGCGGTGGCTATTGGCTATTCAGTACAGCGGGAAGCCATGAAAGAGGCTAAGAAGCCTACAAAGAAGAAGAAGTAAATGCCAACCCTTGCTGACATTTACAGCGCAATCAACACGTTCAAGCGCAAATCATCGGATTTTGTCCAGAATCCTGGGACAAGCCTTGAACAGATGCTGTTTGCCGCAAACGAGAATGCACGGGAATTCAACAAGAAACACGCACTGGCAACTGATTACACAATCGCCCAGGCCAGAGGCCAGCAACCCACGCCAGAGCAAACACAAGCCGAAATGGGGCTTAGAAGCACTTTGGCACAGGCATATAACCCTGCGGGTATATTTGTAGGCCCAAATTCAGCCACTTTTAACAAAATAAACGCTGTAAAAGCCCAAGAATTGGAAAAAGCGGGTAAAAGCGCTGAAGAAATCTGGGAACAAACAGGCACATTCAGAGGCCCAGATAAGCAATGGCGGCAAGAAATCAGCGATAAAGCCTCAAAGATCACTGATGAAGTCTTTAACCAAATTAAAGCAAACAAGCAATTCAAAGGGCCAATGAGCCAAGCGTTAGAACATGAAGAATTGTATAAAGCCTATCCCCAAGCAGGGCAAGCACGAACATTGATGTATGCGGATGAACTTCCAAGTGGAAATTTAATGCCAGGAAGAAGTGGCACATTTCAAACACCGCAAATTACAGTTGCAGGGCCAAGTCAAATGGCGCAGAGAAGTGTGGCTTTACATGAATTGCAACATGGTGTGCAACAAAGAGAAGGATTTGCCCGAGGTGGCAATCCTGGCTTGTTTCAGCCAAATGATGTTTTTAGTGTCAAAGCTTTGGAAGATGCCGCAATCATTGACAAGTTGATGCGGGGTTCAAATCTCAGCCAATTGGAAGCCAAGCAAAGATTTGAGAAACTTTTTGAAAGAAGCGCCGAGCCAGGGGCATTTGCCGCACTAGAACGAGTGGGAACGGGCAAAGAACTGGACGCAGCCAGGGATGCGGCACGGCTTGCTGACAAGCCATACGAATCTTATAGGCGCTTGGCTGGTGAGGCTGAAGCAAGGGCAGTACAAAAACGCAGAAACATGACTGACGAGCAAAGAAAAGCAGAATTTCCATTGCAAAGTTATGATGTGCCCATAAAAGAATTGATTTTTAGATAAGCCAACTCAACAAAAATTACTTTTAATTATAAAGACTTAGGATTGGAATCAAATGGCAGAGCGAGGCGCACAAGTAGGTAACCAGAACGCTGCGAAAAGCAGGATGTTCTATGACAAATTGCGCCTTGTCTTAACCACTGAGCCGCACCGCCTAAGAAGCATTGCCGAACAGTTGGTAAGCCAAGCCGAAGCGGGTGAACCCTGGGCCATTAAAGAGATCATCGACAGGATGGACGGCAAGGCAATACAGGCAACGACCATTGAAAACGCTGATGGGTCGCCATTGCTGGGTGGGATTCAAGTCACATTCATTAAGCCCAATGAGTGATGTTTCTGACGCAATTGCAAGGGCAGAGTTCCCTGTAAAGCTGCAAGGGCTGTTTCAGAAGTCCCGTTACAAGGTTCTATATGGTGGGCGGGGCGGGGCAAAGTCTTGGGGAATAGCTAGGGCATTGCTTATCCTGGGGGCAAAGAACCCCATCCGCATCCTGTGCGCCCGAGAGTTCCAGACCAGCATCAGGGATTCTGTGCATAAACTGCTGTGCGACCAGATTGAAAGCCTTGGACTGCTGGGGTTCTATGAGATTACCCAAGCCAGCATCAGGGGTCGCAACGGCACAGAATTCAGCTTTATTGGCCTAAAAAACAATCCGACTAACATTAAATCGTATGAAGGCGTGGACATTTGCTGGGTTGAAGAAGCCCAGACCACTAGCCGTTTATCGTGGAACATCCTAATTCCAACCATTCGCAAAGGCGGGTCAGAGATATGGATTTCCTTCAACCCTGAGTTGGAGACAGACGAAACTTACCAACGTTTTGTGGCAAATCCTCCAGAGGATTGCATCACTATGCGGGTGAATTGGTCAGATAACCCTTGGTTTCCCGAAACCCTGCGCTTGGAAAAAGACTCGCTAAAGCAAAGGGATGAAGAAGCATATAACCAAGTTTGGGAGGGTTTATGCCGCCAAACCGTAGACGGGGCAATCTTTGCCAAGGAAATGCAACAGGCCGAGAAGGATGGGCGCATTACCAAAGTGCCCTATGACGCAACCAAACCTGTTCATGCCGTGTTTGACTTGGGTTGGTCAGATAGCACTGCCATATGGTTCTTGCAGTTTGTGGGTATGGAGACAAGGCTAATCCGATACATTGAGGATGCCCAGAAAACCATCAGTTATTACTTGGCGACCATGCAAACCTATGGGTATGTATACGATACCGTTTGGCTACCCCATGACGCTGAAAACAAGACCTTGGCAGCGGCTGGGCGGTCAATTGATGACATTGTGAGGGCAGCAGGGTACAAGACCACCATATTGCCCAGAGTTCCGATTTTGGACTCTATCAACGCAGCCAGGACAATATTCCCGAACTGTTACTTTGACCGCGAACATACCGCCGATGGGCTGGCTTGCCTGAGACATTACAGGTATGAGGTTGACCCAGACACGGGGCAATTCAGCCGCAACCCATTGCACGACCATTATTCCCACGGGGCAGATGCCTTTAGGTATATTGGACTTATGATCAAAGAACCCACTAAACGCAAAAAGCAAATGGTTGCCACAGCGGGTTCATGGATGGGCTAGATGGAACGAAACGACATTACCCCAAACGTTTTACAGTCAGAGTTTGATTACTCTGATGGCAATTTGATATGGAAGAAATCAAAAGGCCGAGCCAAAAAAGGCAACATTGCGGGTCGTAAGGTTAAGGATGGTTATCTGCAAACCTGCGTGAACAAGGTCAGATTGCTCAATCACCAAATTGTTTTTATGATGTTTCATGGGTATATTCCCAAGGAAATCGATCACATAAACCGCAATGTAAGCGACAATAGAATCGAAAACTTACAAGAAACAACCCGATCTGCGAATTTACGCAATCGAAAAACATGGACATGGGGTAAATAACATGGCTTACCAAGATGCAGACGGCGCAAACGCCAAGATTAACGAAGCGATCAAGTTCTGGCGCTTGGTCAATGATTCGGACTCTACAAACCGAGCCGAGGCGCTGAACGACATTAAATTTGCCGCTGGTGACCAATGGCCCGTTGAGATTCAGAATAGCCGCAATCTGGAAAGCCGCCCTTGTCTGACGATTAACAAGATTGATGCCTACATCCGACAGGTGACCAACCAGCAGCGCCAACAGCGCCCACGCATCAAGGTTCACCCCGTCAATAACCTTGCCGACTACAAGATTGCCCAGGTCATTGAGGGCATCACCCGTCACATTGAGGTCAATTCCAGCGCCGACACTGCTTACGACACCGCATTTGACTATGCCGTGCGGATGGGCTGGGGCTACTGGCGCATCAACTACAAGTATGTGCGGGAAGATTCTTTCGACCAAGAAATCTACATTGATGCCGTTGAAAACCCATTCACTGTCTACTTTGACCCCAACAGCGTCAGGCCAGATGGGTCGGATGCCGAGCGATGCCTGATCACAACGGTGCTGGACAAGAAGATATTTCGGGAAATGTACCCAGGTGCAAACGATGGGGCTAACTTTCAGCAACGCAGCACAGGGGATGACACCTCTGCATGGGTGACCAAAGAGGATATTCGCATTGCCGAGTATTTTTACATTGAGCGTGAACGTGCCAAGCTGTATTTGTTGAGTGACGGCACAACGTCTTTTGGGGACAGCGCCAACTTCTTCCAACGGGTTGAGGCCGCAAAGTTGACTGTGGTTGATGAACGGGACTCATTCCGCAAGGCCGTGAAATGGGTCAAGATGACCGCAATGGAAGTGTTAGAGGAAAAGACCTGGGCGGGGAAATATATCCCTGTTGTGCCTTGTTATGGCGCACAAGTCATTGTGGATGACAAGCGCAAGAAATACGGTCTGGTGAGGTTTGCCAAAGACCCCCAGCGGATGTACAACTTCTGGCGCACCAGCATGACCGAATCGGTTGCGCTTGCACCCAAAGCCAAATGGTTGCTGGCAGAAGGCCAAGACGAGGGCCACGAAAACGAATGGGCAATGGCTAACATCAAGTCAATGCCTGTGCTGAGATACAAGCAAAAGGACATAGAAGGCGTACCAGCGCCAGCACCCCAAAGACTGCAACCCGAGCCGCCACCCGCAGGAATTATGGAAGCGGCAGGGGCAATTTCTGCTGATTTGCAAATGGTGCTGGGCATCATGGACCCCAATCAATTGCCATCTGGGAATATCTCAGGCAAGGCATTGCAGGGCCAACAGAATCAGGTTGATCTGTCTAACTTCCATTTTTACGACAATTTGACCCGTTCCATTGCTCAAACTGGGCGCATTATTCTTGACCTAATACCCAAGATTTACGACACCCAACGGGTAATGCGGATTATTGGGTCAGATGGTCAGCCCGACATGACCACGATTAACGAGGCCAACGAGATTGGCGAGGTCTTAAACGATGTGACTGTGGGTGAATACGATGTGGTGATGGACACAGGCCCAGGATTCCAGACAAAGCGCCAACAAGCGGTGGAATCCATGATGCCTTTGCTGACAAGCAACGCTGAATTGTTCAATATTGCGGGGGACTTGGTATTTAGAAACATGGACTTCCCAGGCGCTGATGTAATCGCTGACCGCCTTGCCGCCATGAACCCAATGGCAAACATTGACGAAAAATCCGATATACCGCCCGAGGCCCAGATGCGCTTGGCACAGTCTGAGCAGATGATTCAGCAACTGCAACAGCAATTGCAAGCGGCTGGTTTGGAGATCAATAACAGGGCACAAGTGGCCCAGATCAAAGAGGAAGGCGCAACTAGACGCAAGCTGATGGATGTGACCGCACGGGCGCATAACACAGAAACAATGGCAGAGGTTCGGGTAAATGACCAGAATACCCGAAGCATTACCAGCCAAAACAAGACCGAAATTGATGCCCTGGTCAAAATCCTGCTGGCAAGAATGTCACCTGATCAATTGATGGGCGAAATTGAGCGATTGAATGCAGAACAATTCCAATATGCCAATATTGCCGCCCAGGATATTAGCCACCAACCCAATCCCTTTATTCAACAAATGCCGCAATAATTGACATTGACATGATTTCGGGTAATATTGCCCAAACCTTACCAGTTGGGTCAACTGGGTAAATCCTTGGAGTAATCCATGTCTGAAGTGCAAGAAGCACCAAAAGTTGCCGCTAACGTGGTGACAAGTGAAAATTTAGCTGAGTTCAACGCCAAGAAGATGGGTTTAGCTGATAGAGCGCCTGTCGAGGCTGTGGTTGAGAAAACTCCCACAGAGCCGACAGAAACGCAAAGCCAGAGTGAACCGCTTGGGGAAGATGAAGCGACAGCGACAGAGGAAAGAAAACGCAATCCAAAGTTGGAATTGAGGTTTGAAAAGATAACCAAGCAACGCGAGGAAGCTAGGCAAGAAGCCAAGCGGGAACGGGAAGCACGGGAATCTTTAGAGGCCAAGGTCAGGGAATTAGAAGGTCGGGCAAAGCCGCAAGCAGAAACCCAACCAACTGGTGAACCCAAACCAGAGAATTTCTCCGATATGTATGAATACGCCAAGGCGTTGACAGACTATCGAGTTGAACAGAGGATGGGCGAGGAAAAGCAGAAGGAAGCACAGGCTAAACAGCAAGCCGAACGGGAAAAGGTGATAAACGCCTGGACTGATCGGGTTAAAGCTGCCAAGTCTGAGATGCCTGATTTTGACGATATGGTTGGGTCTGCTGACGTTGTTGTGAGCAACGAGGTGCGGGACGCAATCTTTGAATCAGATGTAGGGCCGAGAATTCTGTATCACCTTGCCGAGAATCCCGAGTTTGCAGAGAAACTCTCAGGCATGACCGTGGCATCGGCCTTACGAAGCATTGGAAAGCTAGAGGCCCAGTATGAAAAGACTGAGCCAACATCTAAGACTGTTGTTGGGAAAAGTAAAGCGCCAGCGCCGATTAACCCAATCAGATCGGCGGCAAACGGCAGAGATGTACCCCTTACCAGCGATGGTAAATTTGAAGGGTCATATCAAGCCTATAAAGCCGCACGAATGGCAGGGCGAATCCGCTAAATCAATCTTTTTTTAAGGAAATGAAATGAGCAACAATCTGCTTACCATCTCCATGATCACCAACGAAGCGTTGATGGTCTTGGAAAACGAGTTGACCTTCTCCAGCGAAGTTGACCGCAACTATGACGATCAATTTGCCGTTAGCGGCGCAAAGATCGGTAACACCCTAAACGTTCGCCGTCCTGGTCGTTTCATTGGAACTACTGGCCCAGCATTGAACGTTGAGGATTTCAACGAGACTTCTGTGCCTGTCACTTTGACCACGCAGTTTCACGTTGATACCCAGTTCACCACGCAAGATTTGGCCTTGTCATTGGATATGTTCTCTGACCGAGTGCTGAAACCCGCTGTGGCTGCTGTTGCCAACAAAATCGACTTTGACGGTCTGACGATGGCAAAGAACAACACCGCCAACATCGTTGGTACGGCTGGCACTCCCCCAACCTCCTTGCTCACCTACTTGACCGCTGGTGCGTATTTGGACAGCGAGGGCGCACCCCGTGACGGTCGCCGTTCATGCATTGTTGAGCCTTTCACGGGCGCAACCATTGTGGACAGCTTGAAGGGTTTGTTTGTCCCATCCGATGTGATTGGCAAGCAATACCAAAAAGGCATGATGGGCCGTGACTCTGCTGGTATGAACTGGAAGATGGATCAAAACGTTGTGAACCAAACCTTTGGTTCTTACGCTAGTTTGACCCTTGCCACCAACACCACCAGCATCGGCATCAGCACGGGTTGGGCACAAACCAGCAGCGTCACCTTGGTGGCATCTTCTGCTTTGACGCTGAACCAAGGCGACACCATCCAGATCGCTGGCGTGTTTGCTGTCAACCCCCAAAACCGTAGCGCATACGGTTCGGGCAAGTTGCGTAGCTTTGTCGTGACCTCGACCACCGCTGTGGCTACTGGCGGCGGTACTGCCGTGACCGTTTCTCCTGCCATCATCACTGGTGGTCAGTTCCAGAACGTCACCATTACCACCACCAGCGCAACCGCAGTTGTGACCCCCTTCAACAACACAGGTACTGTGTCGCCCCAAAACATCGTGATGCACAAAAACGCATTCACCTTGGCTACGGCTGACTTGGAACTGCCTGATGGCGTTGTGTTTGCTGGTCGCGCAAGCGATAAGGAACTGGGCCTGTCAATGCGTGTGGTTCGTCAGTACACCATTAATAACGATTCGATTCCGACTCGCGTTGATGTGCTGTATGGCTGGGCCCCTTTGTACCCCGAACTCGCTTGCCGAGTTGCAGCTTAATTAACATTGAAAGGACTTTAATCATGTCTAATCCAGGCGCAGCAAGCACCACCACCAACCACCCCAGTAACTTGGCAACCAATCAGGCATTGCGCTTGATTGCCTCTGCCCAAGGCGTTAACCTCAATGCTGTTGCTGACACTATCGCCCCCATCTTGGTGGCTGGTAACGTCAGCGTTCAAAGCATCATTGTTGCAAACGCAAGCATCAGTTTGACCACGGCACAACTTGCCGTGTACACAGGCCCAAGCGCTACTGGCACAGCAGTGAAATCAGCATATGCGTTGTCGGGTAATAACTCGACCACCGCAGTTGTTGTAACCGCCGCAACCTCAACCGCATCGATTACGGGCACACCCCTGTATATTCGTTGCACCACCGCCCAAGGCGCTGCCGCAACCGCAGATGTATTTATCTACGGTTACGACCTGACGTTCCTGCCTTAAAACGGCATGAACTAAGTGAAAGAGCCGCCCTCAAAAGGGGTGGCTTTTTCTCTTTTGAAGCATATAATTTGATGAACTGAAAGGCCAAGCCATGTCCAATTACGCACAGATTTCTGCCACCGCAATGGTGAAGAATCAACCTGGAAAACTAAAAGGCATTTTTGTTAGCACCGTTTCCAGCACTCCCACCGTGACTGTGTACGATGCCCAGACCCCTGGCACAGATGTGAAAATCATTGATACATTCACCATGACAGCGGCGACAAATATCAATTTTTATGATGGCATCAATTGTGAAAACGGGTTGTATGTCGTAATTTCTGGAACTGCAAGTATCACGGTTTATTTCGAGTAAGCCATGACCACAGCGGTCACCCAGACCACTAATTTTGTCCCTGTGCAGGGCGTTTTTGCGCCCGAGCCTACCTTTGCCCTTCAGTATTTTGTTGGCCCTGCTGGAACGCCTTTTTATGGCCCAGAAAACGCCTCATTCACGAACATCAGCACGGTAACTGGCACGATTACCACAACCCCAACTAGCGCCACAGACATTGCCAACAAGGGCTATGTGGATTCGGTGGCGCAGGGTTTGGATGTAAAAGCATCCTGTGTTTATTCGACCACCAACAACATCACGTTGTCTGGCTTGGCAGTACAGGCGGGGGGTGATTGGGTTGCCACGCTGACCGCTGGGGATAGGATTCTGGTCAAAGATCAGACGTTGAGCCAGTTCAATGGCATATATGTGGCATCTGCCAGCACTTGGGCACGATCTGCCGACATGAATACATGGGCAGAAGTGCCATCAGCGTTCACCTTTATTGAATCTGGCACAACCCTGGCTGATACGGGCTGGGTGTGTACCTCAAACCAAGGCGGCACGATTGATGTGACCCCAATCACTTGGTCGCAGTTTTCTGGGGCTGGGTCTTACTTGGCTGGTACAGGCTTAACCCTGACAGGCAACACATTCAGCATCACCAACACAGCGGTGACTGCGGCGGCATACGGGTCGGCCTCCCAAGTGGCGACTTTCACGGTCAATTCACAAGGCCAAATTACCTTGGCGGCAAACGCCAGTATTGCTATTGCGGCATCACAGATAACCAGCGGCACGATTGACAGCGCCAGATTGTCGGGTAGTTATTCGGGCATAACTGGTTTGGGAACGCTGGGCGACTTGACGGTGACCAACACCATCACAGGGTCGGTATCGGGCAACGCTGGCACGGCTACAACGGCAACCAAGGCCACAAACATTGCGGGTGGTGCGGCTGGTTCATTGCCTTACCAAACAGCGGCAGATGTAACGGCATTTTTGGCGGCAGGGTCTAACGGTCAGGTTTTGACGTTGGCTAGTGGCGTTCCATCGTGGTCGGCTGCATCAACTGGCACAGTAACATCGGTTAGCGGTACAGGCACGGTCTCAGGCATTAGTTTGTCGGGCACTGTGACCACCACGGGCAATTTAACGTTGGGCGGCACATTGGATTTGTCTGCACCCCCTGCAATTGGCGGTACAACTGCCAACACTGTCAGAGGCACAACAATGACGGCAACGACTAAGTTTGTCGGGCCATTTTTTGAGGCTGCAACAAGTGCTGGCGGGGCTTTGCGTAATTCGGGCGGGACAAGTCAATTGTCTTGGGGCGCTGGTGGTGGTGACAACTTAACATTGAGTGTTTCTACCAATATCAATGGTGCAAATGCACAGATTGACATAAGCCCAACGGGTACGGGTCATGTTCACATGAAACCCACAGGCACAGGTGCAATTGAAATTGCCCCAACAAGCCTTGGCACGATTAACAATATGTCGATTGGTGCAACCACAGCATCAACGGGCAAATTCACCACTATTGATTTCAGCAGCACATTGGCGGTTTCGGGTGCAACGGGTTCAGCGGGGCAGGTTTTAACTTCTAATGGCGCAAGCGCCCCCACATGGACAACGCCTGTTGCCTATGCCACGGTCACAGATGACACTACCACCAATGCGGTGCGTTATCCCTTGTTTGCAGACCAAACCACGGGTAATTTAGTTACCACGCTGGTCAGTTCCACAAAGTACAACTTTAACCCCAGCACGGGATTGTTGACCGCCACAGGGTTCAGCGGTTCGGGGGCGAGCCTGACAAGTTTGCCAGCGGGTCAGCTATCGGGCACGATTCCCAGCGGTGTTTTGGGTAATTCAACTTTGTACGTTGGCACAACCGCAATTGCACTCAATCGGGCAAGTAGCGCCCAATCCCTGACAGGCGTGAATATTGATGGGTCGGCAGGGTCGGCTACGACAGCAACAACTGCAACAAACGCAACCAATGTGGCGATTACTGATGACACCAGCACAGCGGCAGAAATGTATCTGTCCTGGGTGACTACAAGCACAGGAAATTTGCCAATCAAGGTATCATCCACTAAACTCAAATTTAATCCATCCACGGGCGTTTTAACCGCTACGGGCGGGGTCACAGGGGGCACATTCTGATGTGGAAAATCTTGGAAATCCAAGCCGATGGCGATCTGATCACAGGCGCACGGTATTTCTGCGCTAAAAATGGAGTAGAAACCGAGGGCTGGTGGAAGTTTGCCGAGCCTGTGCTTACCGTTCCATTTGCTGATGTGACCGAGGATATTGTTATTGGCTGGGTAACCGCCGACATTGGCGCACAGGTCGAGGCCCGATTAGACGCGCAAGCTGCGGTAACTCAACGGGTTGTTGTCGCCCCCTGGTTGCCCCAAGTATTTACACCGAGCATTTGAGGAATCAATATGGCAGTCTTTTTATCACCAATTGGCGGCGCTGGGTGGCAGTTTTTTAATAACGATGGCACTGTGTTATCGGGCGGGAAACTCTACACCTATGCGGCGGGAACAACTACCCCTAAAACAAGCTACACAACATCGGCGGGGAACATTGCTCACGCCAATCCAATCATTTTGGATTCTGCTGGCAGAGTGCCAGGGGGTGAAGTATTCCTTTTAAGCACATCAGCATACAAATTTGTTTTAAATACAAGCACAGATATTCTTCTTGGGACTTACGACAATATTTGGGGGATTGGGGCCGCTGGTGGTTCAGAGGTGGTGACCCCAATAATTTACACATCAACTGGAACGGGGTCGCAAACAACATTTGGCCTGGGGTCTACGCCAACAAACGAAAACACCACCAATGTTTATGTCAATGGCGTATATCAGCAAAAAAACACTTATTCCCTGTCTGGGGCAAATTTAGTGTTTTCAACTGCGCCGCCCACTACATCCATGATTGAAGTTTCTTTTAATTAAATAAACAATGGCACAAACAGGTTTTACCCCCATCCAACTGTATTCTTCTAGTACAGCAACGAATGTGCCGTTAGCGGCTAATCTTGCCACTGGTGAATTGGCGATCAACATTACTGATGGCAAGCTGTTTTATAAAGACAATGCTAGTGCGGTTCAAGTTATTGGGTGGAAAGTTGTCCCAGCTACGGCTGGCGGTACGGGGCAAACATCTTATGCCGTTGGTGATCTAATTTATGCAGATACCACTACAACATTGGCTAAATTGCCAGATGTTGCCACGGGTAATGCGCTTATTTCGGGGGGCGTTGGAGTTGCGCCAAGCTGGGGCAAGATTGGCCTTACAACCCATGTCAGCGGCACTTTGCCTGTTGGCAATGGTGGTACTGGACAAGCCAGCAATTTGACCCAATACGGCATTGTTTATGGGTCTACCACCACAGCAATGGCGACAACTGCGGCTGGTACTTCCACCCAAGTTTTGCATGGCAATGCCTCTGGCGCACCAACGTTTAGTGCCGTATCTTTAACAGCAGATGTATCAGGTACTTTGCCTGTTGCAAATGGCGGGTTTGGAAATACTACTGGGTATCTTCCATATACATCGGTAACCTTTACAGATTTATCTACTGCATTTGTTGATGTATCAACTTTAGATGCGGGACGGGCGCTTTGTGTTTCGTTATTTTCTGTTGATGGTTGTGATGCAATGTTTTTGCTAGGTATGTCTTTTGACGGCGGGAATTTAAATGTACGCGCCACAAACATTTCTGGCGCAACAGTAGGAACATCTAGTGCTGATGCGACTGTAATTATTGCTGGTGATGCAAGAACATACACTATTGGTAGAAATCCATCGACTGGATACTATCGAATCAAAGCATCATCAATTGCAACTGGAACAACCACATTTAGATTTACCGTTTTTGGTCAACGATAAGGAATTTTTATGTTAAACACATACACATGGACAATTATGCATCTGCAATGCTTGCCTATACATGAAGGCAAAAGCAATGTGGTTTGTAGCGTTGGCTTTTCTGTAAGCGCAACAGATGGCGTAAATACTGCAAGTATTAACAACACGCTAATGATGCCCTATGATGAAAATGAAAATTTCATTGAATATGAAGGATTAACCTCTGACACGGTATTGGGCTGGGTGCAAAAGGCATTGGGCGCAGAAGGTATCACTAGCACCGAGGCTGAATTAGATGAGATACTTTCTAAATTAGCCAATCCTCCCGTTATCACACGCAGTTTGCCTTGGGCAAATTAATAAAGGAATTGTTATGCCATTAACAAAAGTCTCTTACTCAATGATAACGGGTGCGCCCGTTAATGTATTTGACTATATGACACCAGTGCAGATTGCTGATGTTTTGGCAAATACATATGCTGAGAATGTAACCGTTCCAGTTCAAGCCGCTTTAGACAGCGGTGCTAAATCAATTTATTTTCCTGCTGGAACTTATAAAATATCTACGCTAACAGTTCCTGGCACAGTGCGCCAAATAACTGGCGTAGGTGCAAATCGTGGAGAAGCAACTAATTTGCGATTTGATACTGGGCAAACACTTACCAATGGTTTGTTGATTTCTACTGGTTGTTCTGGTTTGGCAGTATCTGGATTGCATTTGCAATTCCGTACAGGCTCATATACCAACGGCATTTTTATTGACAACGATAATCACTTTCAAACGTGGGATAACGTTACAACTGATGATAGCGTAAACCCTGGCACTTACAGAGTATCAAACCATTGGCACTTAGATAACAATTGTTTTTCAAATATTTTTCGTCATTGTGGTGCATGGGGGCCAGATAACGCTAATACGATTGGTATCGTAATAGACAATGTGGGAAATTCGTTAGATTTTTATTCCTGTCGTTTTATTCATTGTGGCATAGGTGTTTATCTTCCTGGCGCAAGCTGTGAAGTTATTAACTTTTGGGGCGGTGAAATTGCAAGCAACGTCAGCTATGGCGTTCACATTGGGAATACAGGTGGAACAACCTCAGCGACATTAGAAGTATTAAATTTCACTGGTGTGTATTTTGAAGATCAAACAATACATATTTACCAAAATTGTCCTGATATGAAGGGCTTGAATATTATTGGTTGCCGCACATCTGAAACCGCATGGACTTCTCTTGTCAAAATAAATCAAACAACGTACACCGTTAAAATTTTTGGTGGGTCATATATTCGTGCGGGTGGCGGTACTGGTTATTTGATTGATGTAAACAATAAATCGCTTATTGATGCAACCATTGATAATCCGGTTATGTTTCAGTCATCACCATACATAAATCAAGGCACACAACAGGTTTGGTATAGAACAAACCGAATTGGTGGTTCTCCAGGCCAAATCAGTTATGAAACTCAAGGCATTGAAGCGCGAAAAGACTTCAACACCACATATTCCTATGCTGGGAAAATTCTTGACACTTACTATGGCAATGCCGCTTATTTTGCTACGCAAGAACGTGGGCACAGCGTAGTTTGGGATAACGTATACCCTGGTGATACTGGGTCACTTTTTTCAACTTATGCTTTTAAACGTGGCGATGTTGTTTGGAGAGAAGATGCAACTGCTGGTGGTAATGCTGGGTGGATGTGTATTACCGCTGGAACTCCAGGCACATGGAAAGCAATGGCAAATATTGCCGCATAAGGATAATTTATGACCCAGCCGATTGACATCATCACCCGAGCCATGAAGGACATTGGCGCTGTTGCCGCTGGTGAAGTGCCAACGGCAGATGAGGCGCAAGATGGCTTGGATATGCTTAACGACATGATCGCCCAATGGTCGAATGAAAACATGATGGTTTTCTATCGATCAGAGATTATTTTCCAGACCACGCAAAACCAAGTGCAATACACCATTGGCCCAGGTGGTCAGATGGGGGCGACATTTACAGGGTCGATTGTTGGCACAACTTTGACCGTCCCAGCTAATGGGGTGACCGCTGGTGGCATAAATATCGGTCTGACGCTATCAGGCACAGGCATCACATCAGGAACAAGGATTGTGGGCTTCACAACGGGCGCAGGGGGCAATGTAAACGAGGGCGGGACATATACCTTATCCAGCAGTAATACCACGCCCACGCCAGCTTTCACGGGGTCTATTAGCGGCACAACTTTAACTGTCAGCGCCATTTCTGCTGGTTATTTGGGCGTTGGTTCTGTAATTGCTGGAAGCGGTGTCACCGTTGGCACTACGATTACAGCGTTTGTTAGTGGTCTTGGCGGGGTCGGAACCTATACCGTGTCGGTTTCCCAAACCGTTGGCAGCGTTGCTATGACAGGGACTATTATTCCTTTTCCAATCACGGCCTACTACGAGCGCCCATTGTCAATTGAATCAGGCTTTGTGCGGGTGGCGACTCAGCAAGGCGGGACAAACATTGCGGGGGGTTATCTTGACTATCCCTTGTCGATTCTTAGCCTTGAAGAATATGAATCCATCGGCATCAAGCAATTAAATGGCCCTTGGGCAAAGGCGATCTACTATCAACCCTCTGAACTGCTGGGCACAATTTATGTGTACCCCAACCCGTCCCAGGGTGAATTGCACTTGTTCACCCAGACAATCTTCAGAGAATTCGCAACGCTGAACGACACCATCCAACTGCCCCAAGGCTACAACATGGCGTTGCGGTGGTGCTTGGCTGAACGTTTGCTGCCTATGTTTGGCAAAGTCAATCAGGTGCAGATCGGCATGATCAACGCCTATGCAGGGCAAGGCAAAGCCACGGTTAAGCGCACCAATATGCGCCCAGCCCAGATTTCCCGATACCCTGACAGTCTGATGGTTGGCAGGGCTAGGGATGCTGGCTTTATTATGGACGGCGGCTTCAGATGATTTACGGAAGTGTGTTAATATCAGGTTTTCTGAAAGGAATTCTGATATGGCAAGAGATCACCGTAAAGAGTATGCAGACCGTAAAGCAAGAATTGCCGCTGGGACAATTGGTGAAAAACCTGGAAGGTTACAAAACACACCAGAAGTCTTATGGAAAAAAGTTGATGTTAAAAACCCTGATGAATGTTGGCCTTGGATTGGAACAATCGAAAAAAGCGGCTATGGTCGCACTTGGATTGGCGACAAAGGTTACTATGCCCATCGGGTTATCTTCAACTTGGCAAACCCAGGCATGATTGAATTAAGAGCGCCCACCAACAAAAAAGCCCGAGGGTTTTTAATGCACCTTTGCGACAACCGTGTTTGTTGCAATCCAGCGCATTTGCGTGTGGCGAACTTGCGTGAAAACAATCTTGATATGCATGAAAAAGGCAGGGTCAAACACAAAACAGGTGAAGATCACCATCGGTCTGTTTTTACCAATACACAGATTGATGAAATCATGTCTATGCGTAACAATGGCATCACCATGAGTTTGATTGCCGAAAAAATGAATGCCAACAAATCAACCGTTAAATCCTTGATCAGAAGGAAAACCAATGCCTGATTTTGGCTTTGTCGGCACATCCTACGTTGCGCCATCTATCTACCAAGGTGACCAAGAATGTATCAATTTCTTTGCTGAGATTGACACATCTAAGCAACCTGGGGACAGGGGCATTGTGGCGCTATACCCCACGCCTGGACTGACTGAGGAAGTACAACTTGCGGCGGCAGAGGTGCGGGGCTTGCACACCATGTCAGGCGAAACCATCCTAATTGCGGTGGCAGGAAGTGCTGTTTATCAGGTCACCACAGCATTTGTTGCCACGCAAATCGGGACTCTAACAACCAGCGCAGGGCAAGTTTCCATATCCGACAACATTGACACAACCAATGGCTTGACCGCCTATATTGTGGATGGCCCTAATCGGTATACATGGGTTGTGGCGACCAATACATTTACCGCCTTACCCCCATCAGACGGCCCTTGGCAGGGCGCATCTGTGGTTGATGTGGTTGACAACTACAACATTTACAACGAGCCAGGAACACAGAACTGGGCTTGTACTGACCTTGGGTCTAGTCTATCCACCCAAGACCTGTACGGCACGGCTGATGGGGCATCTGACCTGTTGGTGACGCTAATTGTTAACCAGCGACAGGTGTATTTGATTGGTGAAATCACCACCGAGGTCTGGACAGATGTGGGCAACGTAATCGCAGGGATTACCAGTTTCCCATTCCAGCGTGTGCCAGGGACTTCAAGCCAATCAGGTATTGATGCCAAGTTTTCCCTTTCCCGATTGGGTGAAACATTTGCTTGTGTAGCAAAAGACACAAGGGGTTCGGCAACCATTGAAATGATGCAGGGTTACACCTGGGTCAGAATCAGCACCCACGCTGTTGAACAGTCTTTGGTAGATTCTGTGACTGATGATGCTATTGCCTACACTTACCAGATTGAAGGCCATGAAATGTATGTGGTCACCTTCCCCAGCGTTGGGGAATATGGCCTTACTTGGGTTTATGACTTAACCACAAAAAGCTGGCACAAATGGTTATCTTGGGATTCTGATTTAGGGGTTTACAAGCGCCATAGATCAAACTGTGCGGCATTTTTTGGCAATAAAAATCTTGTTGGTGACTTTGAAAACGGCAAGATTTACAGCTTAGATAACGCTGTATATACAGACAACGGCAACACAATCCGCAGACTGCGCCGAGCCATTCACCTGACCCAAGACCTCCAGCGCCAATATTTTGATTCTTTCCAGATTCAGTTTCAGCCAGGGGTTGGCTTAAATACTGGTCAAGGACAAGACCCCCAAGCCATGTTGCGTTGGTCAAATGATGGCGGTAGCACTTGGTCAAATGAGCATTGGGTCAGCATGGGAAAGATCGGCAACTATGTCAATCGCGCCCTTTGGCGGCGGCTGGGCTGGGCACGGGATAGAATTTTTGAAGTGGCGATTAGTGACCCTGTGAAGGTGGTCATTGTGTCTGCTGAACTCAAAATGTCTGCTGGGGACAACTGATGGCAACCGCAATCCCCAACAGCAATATCAATATCCCGTATTCGTCATTTCTTGACCCGACTACGGGACGGCCCAGCATTCCTTGGATGCAATGGTTGATGAATCCCAACATCATTACGCTAAACGTACAAAACACCAACATCACGGGTGGGTCGATCACCAACGTGACCATTACCAACAGCATAATCAACAGTTCCACCATTGGACTGACAACCCCTGCGGCGGGTAAGTTTACCGATTTCACGGCCTTGAATGGGGTCAAAGGGGGTACGTTTTGAACAATGCTGATTTGTTTGTTGCCCACCAAGGCAAGTTTGAGGCTGATTTAGGCGTTGAACATCACTTTTCTGATGGCCTATATGCCAAGCGGATGCGTATCCCAGCGGGGTTTGTGGCTGGCACTCATGCCCACAATTACAGTCATTTAAGTATTCTTGCCAAAGGGCGGGTAATTGTGCGGACAGACGAAGGCCAAAAAGAATACACCGCGCCAGCCTGTTTAGAAATAAAATCAGGCATTCACCACACAATTGAGGCACTTGAAGATTGTGAATGGTTTTGCATCCATGCAACAGATGAAACTGATGCAGCCAAGGTTGACGAAGTTTTGATTCGAAAGGAAACATCATGCCATTAGCATGGGCCATCGGCGGTGCAGCGTTATTAGGGTACATGGGTTCTCAACAGCAAGCGGGTGCTGCAACATCTGCCGCTGGTCAACAATATGCAGCCACTCAGGATGCCGCCCGTGTACAACGGGAAATGTTTGACATTCTGAACAAGCAACAAGAACCATATCGCGTTGCTGGAACTGGTGCGCTTACCAGAATTGGGCAAATGTTGCCGCAATTGACAGAATTGCCAGCAGGGTACAGGCCATTTACTGCCGCCGATCTAAAAACAAATCTTGCCCCAAACTATGAGTTTATGAAGGGTCAAGGTTTAGGCGCAACCCGTCAAGCCTTAAACGTTGGCGGAGGCGGGTCTAACGTTGAGCGAGGCGGAATTAAGTTTGCCGAGGATTACGCAAGCAATGCCTACCAAAACGCCTTGCAAAATTACATGACGCAAGAAGCGCAAAAGTTTAACCAACAGCAAACTGGCCTTGGAAACGTTTACAACCGATTGGCAGGTATTGCTGGCATTGGGCAAACCGCCACGGGGCAGACCGCAAACCTTGGCACAGGCACTGCTGCCAATATTGGGCAACTGGGCATTGGGGGTGCATCTGCCCTTGGCGCTGGTCAAATTGGCGCTGCAAACGCTATGGCAGGGGGTTATCAAGGCATTGGCAATGCCGCAACTTTGGGGGCACTATTGCGCCCACAGGGGGGGACTGCTGGAATGATGAACTTGCCCACAGGTTATAACGATGCAGGGTTTAGCCAGTTTGTTGTAGGATAAAAAATGGCAACTTTTGACGTTCCACCAATTGGCTTAAACATTAAGCCGCCACAGCAAACGTCCCTTTCCGATATGCTGGGCATTGCAAGGGGGGCGCAAGCCTATCAGCAAGCCGAACAAATTAACCCGCTGGCTTTACAGCAACAACAACAAGCCGCCAGAACTGGTCAGATTCAATTAGGCGTTGTTGAACAAGGCGACATTGAGCGCCGAAATCTACAAACATTTTTTGCAGACCCCAACAATTTCCAAACTGATGGGCGCATTGACATTGACAAAATCAACGCCGCAGTTCCAAAGATTGCGCCTTTAACTGGCCCTGATTACGTCCAAAAAATCACAACTTTGGGCACGGCGCAAACTGAGGGATTAAGAGCAAAGCAAAATTTAACCCAAGATAAAAAGGCGTTGATTTCATCCTTTTTAGGGGCGGCTGGTCGTTTTGGTGTAGATGACCCCGCAGTTGTAAATAGAGAATTGCAAAATTTTCTTGCCACAAATCCCAACGATCAAGAAATGAAAAACTTGGTTGAAAAAGCCTATGTGCCTATGTTTTCGCAAATGCAAAAAGGCCCAGGTGTTACTGATGCGCTGATCAAAGCAAGTCAGGCCATCATGACACCTACGCAGCAACAAACCACATTTGCGCCAACCATTTCAACAACAGCAGAAGGCAAGACAGTCACCACCACGCCTGGAGTTGGTATTGCACCACCCACATCAACCATTGGCATGGCTGGCGGTTTGCAAGCCAACGTCCCAACTGGTGGGCCAAGTGCTGGCGGGTTGCCTACTGCTGGCGCTGAAGTTGCCCCAGGTATGCGTTTGCCCTTCCCTGTTCGCAGGGCAGATCAACCTTACATTGCCGAACCAACCGAGCAAAAAGATCAATTGGCTGGTCAAGAATACAGAAATAGATTAGTGGAAGCCCAAGGCAAATTGACTCAAGGGCGCAGAAACGTGGAAGAAGTTATCCAGACGGCATCTGGCATTGGGGAAAATTTACTTTTTCCAGGCGGTGGCGTGATGGGTCGATTAGAGCAAAAAGTTTTGTCTGCAATGAAAAGCAGTGAATACGATATGCTTGCCAAAGACTTGGCAAACCTTGCGTTATCTAATGCCACGGCAATGGGTGGTGCTGGCAATACTGTTGCTGGATTGGATATGCAAGCGGTGGCTAACGGCACAATTAAAGTGCCGCCAGAAGTGCTTATAAAAATTGCCCGTAGGGTGCAAGCTGATCAAACCAATCTGGATATGCAAGCCACAGGCGCACAACAGTTTTCCCAAAAATTTGGCGACAACAACATGAAGGCTTATCAGCAAGCATGGAACGCTAATGCTGACAGCAAGATTTTTGAAGCTATAAACATCACGCGGGACATAACTGACCCCGCAAAACAAAAAGCAGAGTTAAATCGCCTTTTCCCAAATCCCGCACAATTTAATGATTTTTTGAAAAAATATCAAAACATCAAGAGACTGTCGGAAACTGGGGTTAGTAAATGAATGACGTTTTAGAACAATTCTTTGGTGGTCAAGCGGTGGCAGAACCGCCAAAAAAGCCAGCCGAATCAACCCGAGTTGCGTCTGATGTACAGGCCCAGAGGGATAAAGATTCGCTGTCTATCTTGCAATCTGAATTAAGCAAAGCACAGGCGGCGCTGACAAAAGCAACTGACCCAAAACAAAAACTGCGGTTGGAAGCCGACATTGCTGGATTGACTAGGGAAATATCCCGTGCGCCAGCAAGTAAGGCACAACCCACCGCGCAACCTGCGGCACAACCATCCGCACCAATTGCCGCCTCTGGTGACCCGCTAGAAGCCTTTTTGTCTGGTAAGACTGCCACCGCACCCGTTGCGGCAAAAGCCGCCCCTGTCGCCCCACAAGCCGCCCCCGCTGCCACGATTGAACAACCGCCCACAAGTGGCGCACGGCAAGCCATTGCACAAACAGCGGCACAATTTACTGAACCTGGGGGCGTTCGCCAATTGGTTGGCAAGTTCTTAAAAGGTGCGTTAGAAACCAAGCGCGATATGCCCGAGCGTGTGGCTGGCGCTATTGACACCCTTTATGGGGTTGTCCCTGCAACGTATGGTGCGTTTGTACAAGGATTGGCAAGGACAGCACAAAGCCCCGAACGAGCAGAACAAACAGGGCAAGCAGCCGCTGCAAGCATTGACAAGCCCGTGGGCAAATTCTTTGGCCTTACTGGTAAAGAAACATATCAAAAGCCATTGGGCGGTGTTACTGAGCCAATTGTTGAGCAAGTCAAAAAAATGGCTGAACAGTTGGGCATGACTCCCAAACAGATTTCTGAAAAGACAGGCATACCCGAACAAGACATTAAAAACATGGTGGTCATTGGGTCTGTTGCTGTGCCGCAAGCAATTAAAGAAGTTGCCCCTGTTGTTAAAAAAACGGTACAAGCTGTTACCACACCAATCAAGCAAGCCGCTGCCGAGTTGCAAATTGTTAAGCCTGGACAGCTAACCAAAGAACAAGCGCAAGCCCAGTTTGAGGCCAAGCAAGCCCCAGTAGGTAGTGCTGGCGCAGCCGCTGTGCAAAACAACCCATATTTGGGAAAAATTACAGGCGAGGAAACTGTCCGTGGCGCTGGAGTTGGCGCAACCTTTCCACAAATAAAACTTACAAAAATTCCTAAAGATGTGCCTGTTGTTGAACAACAATTACGGTCACAACTTTTTCAAGATGTTTTGCCTGGACTCAAGCCACGGCCTGGGGTGGTCACGGGAAACGACAATCTATTACGCAATGAGCATGGTTTGGCAAACATGGCTGAACCTTCTCCATTGGGATTAAAGCTAAAAGAACAAATTGCCAACGAGCAAGTGGGTCTTTCTAAATTTGCTGAAGAACGTGTAAACGCTACTGGCGCAAGCCGTTCTTTTACAAATGATGAACAACGTGGCAATTTTGTCAATGATGTGGCATATGGAAAATCACCTGATGATTTAACATCATCAAGTTTGACGGGATATTTAAATCAAGTTAAACAAGAGACCTATAACTCTGCTTTTAAAAATGCAGGGAATAACAAAATTAATACAAGTAACGTTGATGAGTTATTTGTAAACCCTCAAGAAATTGCAACATTTAAAGCTGCTGGAACATCACAACTTTTAGAAGCGGCTAAAGATTTAATTAATGAAGCAAAAACTGCTGGTTTCAAATTACCTAATGGCGAAATTGCAGCACCTGGGTCTGTTGCCGCTTATGACAGAGTGCGTAAAATTTTTAATAGCCCAAGAGTTTGGACACCCGAAAAAGCAGAATCAATCAGAACAATTAATCAAGCAATTGATAAAGACATTGCGGCGGTTGCTGACCCTGCAATGTATAAACTTGGGGACAAAATACATCAAGTTGAAAAAACTATTTTGGGTTCAACTGGATTCAAGCGTTTGTTTGGCGAAGTGGATGCAAATGGTAATGTCACATCAAAAGTTGCCCCCGAAAAAATGTTGTCATCATTAAACAATTTGCGAAAAGATGAATGGCGACACATTCGTGATACTTTTAATGAATTGGCTAATGGTCGGGTCAGAGGTGCGCCAGAGGGATTGCCGCCAGTACCCCCTGAGTTGCGTCAAGCTGCCGCTGGCGCTGTTGCAGAAATGGATGGGGCATTAGCCCGTGAAGTTTACAAAGCTGGCGCTGACAAAGTTGGCGAATGGAATTCTAATTCTGTTAACAAAACAATGACTTCAGTTGTTGGTGAAAAGATTTTAGAAACATTCCCACCAAATGAAGTGCAAAAATATGTGAAATTAAATTTGGTTGGTCAATTTACGCCGCCGTTGAAATATGAAGGCGCTGGACAACAAACAAGGCGCGTTAGTTTGTTAGAAAAAGGCTTGCCTGGTGCGGGGGCTTCTGCGGGTGCTGCAATTGGTGGCGTGTTAGGTGAAGGTAGCCCGTTGGCAATAGGTGCTGGTGCATATGTCGGTCGTGAAATTGGCACAAAAGTTCAAACAGCAAAAGCCGCTAAAGCAGAAGCTAAAGCCGTAAAAAAAATGGAAAAAGAAATGGAAAAAGCATCTGCCCTTGGCAAGCAAACAGGCAAAAACAAACTTGAAGATTTGAACAAGTGATGGCAGACATTGACCTTGTTAAATATGGCGTACTTTGGCAAAAGGTCGAGGATTACGAGCGCCGATTTGATGACATGGACAAGAAGATGACCAAGATGGAGGGCCAGCTAGAACAACTAGTGGCCCTTGCCAATCAGGGTCGAGGCGGGTTCTGGGCTGGCATGGCGCTGGTGTCTGCCATATCTAGTGCAATGGGCTATGTGTCCCATTGGATTGGCAAATCAAATTAATTTGGGAAAAGCATGATTGACTTAACCAAAGCCATTGGCGCTGTTGCCGCAAGCGTTGCCGCACTGGGTGGCAGTTACACGTTAGCCGACAAGTTTGGCTGGTTTGATCGGGCCATTCTTGAATGGTCACCAGAGCATTTTAAAATTGTGGCAGAGGCTGGGCAACCCATTAACGTTACTGTTGCACGAATCAAAAAGCGGGATGACTGCTCTGTTGAAAGTTTTACGCCAAGCATTCGGGATGCGGCGGGTATGGTGCATGAGGCTACCACCACGGCAAGCCGATTCAGCGGCCCAGCAGGGCCAGAGATTGACACCTTTACCTATCAACTCACAATGGTGAAAAAAGAAAAAATTGCTGAAGGCAAGGCAACTTTGTTGGCAACCATCAAATACAAATGCCCCGAGGGTGAGCGTGTTGTGCAGTACCCCCGCCATGCAAATCTAAGTTTTGATTTAAAAGGTTAAAAAATGCTAACCCTGTTTTCATCCCTAGTCAGTTTTCTGATGGGCGGTCTGCCCAAAATTCTTGAATTTATTCAAGACCGTGCCGACAAGAAACATGAACTGGCGCTGGCGGCAATGCAGACAGAACGGGAACTGACCCTAAAAAAAGCTGGCCTAGAAGCGCAAGAGCGCATCGAACACATTCAGACTGAGCAGATACAAATCAACGCAGAAGTCACCAATGCCCAGACCGCCATGCAAGAACGCCAAGCCCTGTACGCCCATGATGTGGCGCTGGGCCAAGGTGCATCAACCTGGGTGATCAACATGAGGGCGGCAACCCGTTCGGTCATTACTTACGGGATGTTTGTGATGTTTATGTTTGTTGAAATCTTTGGTTTTTACTATGCTTGGCATACCGATGTGGCTTTTGATGTGGCGCTAAACCACTTGTGGGATGATGAAACACAAATCATCTGGGCTTGCATTGTCAGTTTTTGGTTTGGCGGTCAAGCGTTCAAAAAATGAACATCAGCCTTGAAGCTGTTGAGATGGTCAAACACCATGAAGGGGTGAGGTTTAAGCCTTACCGTTGCCCAGCAAAACTTTGGACGATTGGAGTTGGTCATGTACTTTACCCAGATCAAGGCAAGATGCCTGTTGATCAAAGAGATGGTTATCAGCTACGCCCAGAAGATAATCGCAGGTTTTCAGCAGAAGAAGTAAATGCCATTCTCAGAAACGATCTCACAAGGTTTGAACGTGGAGTACACACTTTATTTCCTGTCGATCTCAGCCAAGGGATGTTTGATAGCCTTGTTAGTTTTTCTTTTAACTGCGGCCTGGGAACAACCCAGCGTTCAACGCTACGCCAGAAGGTTCTTAGAGGCGACAAGGCGGGTGCTGCGGATGAATTTCTAAAGTACACCAAGGGCGGCGGCAAAGTCCTGCCAGGGCTGGTTAAACGCCGCCAAGATGAACGGGCGCTATTCCTCCATCCATAGCAGTATCTGAACGAATACCCAGGCGACTGCCACCACAACGGCAGCGCCTAGGCACAAGACCAAAAACAAACCCATCATGTCAATCCTTTGGTGGTGTGCAAGTGTGAATGTGGGTCAAGTCTTTGGTGCGCTTGCCGCATCGTGAGCAAAAGTTGCGCTCTTGCTCTGGCTGTGCCAATCGTTCTTTGAGTGCGGCGATGGCTTCATTTATGTGGCGGTTTTGTGTGTAATGTATTTTCACAATGTCCAATGCAAAAAGCGCCAGCTTCATTGCTTCTATGCTCATAACTTGATGAACTCCATGTCTTCCCACTTGCACACGGGTTCTTCTTTGCACATGATGACGAATCCATCAATGTCACCGTCACCTCCAATGCTTTGAACCTCATATCCATAATCACCAACTTGAATGACAACAGGTGCATCCGGGTTTATCAGTTCGCTTTTGTCTACCCACTTGCTGTGTTGCCACTTATCTTCTACCTCCATCATGGTTGCCATGATTTGACGCATGGTTTGAGACTTAAAAATCATTGTGGTTTCTCCTCATCTCCAAAATCAATCTCTTGTGGGTGCTCAATGTCATCATGCACGATGACACCATGTTCATCTGCTGGTAGAAACCTGCCGCATATCACACAGTAGTAGCCCTCTTTCATTACTTCTTTGTCAGTCATTTTCCGCAACTCCTACACTTGGTCAATATGGTAAAAACAGGGCGTTTGCAGTACACGCAATAGCTTGTCATGCTTGTTCTCCCCTTGCTCTTATGGCTTCCGCCAATCCCTGTACATCGTAGTCGGGCCATCCATCTGCCACCTTTGCACACGCCTCACGCTCTGCCAAGACTGCTTCTTCAATCGCCATTTGAATTACGCCCCACAGGTCTGATGCAAATTTTTTGGATGTAATTGGTTTATTCATATTCTCCTTTGGTTCAACATTTTCAGCGTACCGCATGATCTGGTGCTTGCGTGACCCCTGCATACCCCAATCCCCTTGTCGTTTTGCTAAATCCTCAAATGCTTCATCTTCTTCATTCATGTCAAACCCTCACTAAAGTTGTGCGCCATTCCCTTTCCTGGCGCTTTGATTTAGATGCAACTGTTTTGCCTGTTAACTCAATCCAGCCCAGCGTTTCAAGTTCTTTTAAACGCCGTGCCACTTGATTGCCATCCAGACCCGTGTGGGTAGCAATTCCATCCTTGCCCAATGGCCCGTGCTGGACAAGGCATTGAACAATGATTGAACCGTGCTTTTTAGCCAATTCTTTGGCTGAATCCGCTGCCACAAACGAGGTCAGCGGGTCAGATTTACGCACTCGCGGGAATATGAAATCAAACATGGTTAGAACGCCAGATCGTCATCGTTATCTGCTGGCAAGCCCTTGGGTTCGTAGGGCTTGGGGTCATTCAAATATGCCCACCCGTCCCAGCCGTTTTCCTTCAAAGGGATAACGTCCAGTTTGAGCATTTCGCCATTGCGGGTTTCAATGATTGACCCAATGCGCTGATAACGGTTCTTTTGCTGGCCCTCTTTGTTGGTGTACTGGCCCACGATGGCGGTAATTTCTTTTTTGACTTTAGACATTATTTGCTTTCAATGATTGCGTTGAGTTGTTGAACTTGGGATTTAACTTCGGCAAGAAATTTGACAATCTCTGCTTCAATCTCTGCGATGTATTTGTCATCACGGTCAACCCGTTTGACAAACATTTGCGCCTTGGCTGGCATTCTGGGGTCAAATGAAACATAGTCAGTCCATTTGCGCCCTGTGCAAGCCATTTGAAATTGCATCTGGGTGATGTATTTGCTAGGCACTTTTTGGGATAGCAGCGTTTCAATCATGGTGGACGTATTTGGGCATTTGATCTCCACCAATCCATTGTCCCCCACAAGCCCATCAGGGGACGCACCAGCCCACTCAATTGTTGGATGACGCACAAACCCCACTTCCTCAACCATAACGCCTTGTGCGGCCTCATAAGCTGCCCGTGCAAATGGTTCTTGTTCTGTGCCCCATTGCATGGCGGCATTCGTGTATGACTCTTGTTTGGTAAAGGTCAGGCGTTCCACCACAAGCTGGGCCATGTAGTTGTCGCGGCTGGTGCTGTAACCCGTTTTTGTCTTGGCGATTACATCTGCCACCCTGCTGGCGGTGACTTTTCCCAAACGTTGGTAAAACCATTCACTAGACCCTTGGATAATTTCAGTTTCCATTTCGTGCCTCCATCATTTCGTTAGCCATTGTGAAAGCGGCAACTGCCGTATCATTAAAATCCATATCAGAGCGCCAATCAGAATCAGACAACAGTGCTTGCATGGCAAAGATAGCGATAAAGTCTTTGAGGGTTATTTCCTCAAGACCGATTTCTTTCTTTTTTCTCATGCTTTTTCCTTTGCTTTTGCGATGCGGTCTGCCTTTGCTTTGATGACCTTGGCAATCCATGTTTGGTCGCCATTGCAAGCGTCATAGGCGGCTTTGTAAGCGGCTTGCAGTTCTTCTTTGTTTGCGCTGGCATCAATGGCTGCAATGTGGTCTGCCATCATTCCAGCGTCAATCTGTGGCGCAGGGCGAGATGCAGAAACAGAATGAGTATGGGCATCTGCATCATTGTCTGATTCTGTGGGGATGCTAAAGGCTTGAAAGGCTGCATACTTGTACGCGGCTGACATAGCTTTATTGGTGGCTTTGTCTCCACTATCCATTGCCTCACCAAATGTTTTAACGGTGTGTTTTGACCCGTCATCTGCTGAGACAAAATCAAACTCAACCTCAACAGTCACATAAAATAATGCGCCACCCGACTTGCTGATGCGCTCAATACACTCTCGCGCAAGCACACGAGGCAGAATGCAAAGGCTGTGCTTTGCCAATAGGGGCGCAATTGCGTTGTAAACATCGTCAATCCCCCTAAAGTTATAACCGCTGCCTTGCATATTCCTGCGGTCTTTTGTAATGCCAACAGATGACAATTCAGCCTGGACAGCGTTAATTGCTTTATAAACTTTCATGATGTTTCCTTAGTAAGCGTATTTGGGGCCGCAAGTGACTTCAACAACAGTCTCAACTGTGTAGCCATTGATCTTGCGTTTGGCGTATAGCGGGATGGCGCGGAGGCCAGAGGATTCGCACTGGCGCACAGCATCAATCACCTCATTTCTGCCCATCGGCTGCACTTGTTTGTCAACAATCAAATCCTGATTGGGCGCTTGTGGCGCTGACAGACTTGAGCAACCAGCGGTTACCCAGGCCATCCAGCACAAAAGTGAATAGGTGATCATCTTCATTCCGATTCCTTTGCAATCAAGCGCATTTCCAGTTCTTTGATGTATTCCTGGGCGGTTTCCACAAGGTTGATGTGCGTACGCAAGTGCGACTCCAAAAGCCCAACGTGATAGGCCAAGCGGTTTCGTGCGGGTTCGCCTTCATACTGTTTGTCAGCAACAAATTTGATGTTGTCAATGATTTCGTTGGCGTTCATTACGGTCTCCAAATAAAAATATCAAGGCAAAGCACAACCAAAGCAACCAAGGCCAAAACCCTGATAACTTTGTCGCCAGTGGAATGTTGGGCAACGTGGATTTCTATGGCTGCGCCATACTCCACGGTGTGGGGAAATGCCTCATTCATTGTTCTGGGGTATTTCATCTTCTTCATCCTGTGGTTGGTTGTCGGGGTTGTAATCTGTTTGGCGGGTGAGGATTTGTCCCCACCGCCATTCCTCATAATCAAGGTCGTACATGGTCAATATTCGTATTCAAGGCGCTCAGAAAAAGATGGATTCCAACCATTTTCAAAAGCGTCAGATTTTGCCCAACGCATGACCCATTCATGGGCAGTAAGGTTGCGCGTGTCTTTAATTTCCCATTCATTTGCGTCAGCAGTAAATTCAATAATTTCTGCTGGTGACAAGTCAATGTCATACTTTGCATAAATTGCTTGGGTTTCAATTGCTGTAATCATCTTGATACTTTCGAAAAGACCCTTATGCGTTGTGCTAGGGCATGGCGTGATTATCAGCTAACTGATATATCCCAGTCAAGCGTAAGGGTATTAGTGCCCTAATGTAGAATCCAAGAATGAACAAGGACAAATTTATTGCATTGGCTGGCTCACAGACTGAGCTTGCCAGAATCTTGGGCATCCACCAATCGGCGGTTTCCCAATGGAAAACTGTCCCCCAAGCGAGGATTTGGCAATTGATGGTATTGCGTCCTGAGTGGTTTTCAATGTAAGATTGTTTGAAACACGGCTAGGTCTGAAGTCATGAGCAGACCGAAAAGGGTTACACCTTCCCCTGCCGCCGTTTCTTTTCAAAGGTGCGTGAAAAAGGTAAAAAAATGCACTATTACCAGCACCACATTGGTGACTTTATCAAAGCCACGGCAAGGCTTACTGATGGTCAATCAATGGCCTATTTGCGGCTTTTGTGGATGTATTACGACACAGAAAAACCACTGAAGACTGACACTAAAGTTTTGGCTTTTCAGATTGGCACAACTGTTGAAGAAATAGATTTGCTTTTGGATTCATTTTTTTGGTTGGCAGAAAGCGGTTGGCATCACACAAGATGCGATCAAGAAATTGCCGATTACCGCGCATTTCTTGAGAAAAAATCCAACGCTGGTCGAGCATCTGCTGAACGCAGAAAGAACAACAGTTCAACAGGTGATGAACAGGTGTTCAACAGCAGTTCAACAGACGTTCAACTAACCACTAACCATAAACCACTAACCAATATATATAAAGAATCTAAAGATTCTTTGTCGGCAGGGTTGCCGACTTGCCCCCATCAGGACATTTTGAATCTTTACAAAAAGCATTTGCCACAGCTTGCCCAGCCAAGGGTGTGGGATGGGGTCAGGCAGACCAACCTACGGCAAAGGTGGTTGCAAGCCGCCAAACCGTCTGTATTTAGCCCACAGGGGTATGCAAGCCAATCGGATGGGTTGGCGTGGTGGGATTCGTTTTTTGCCTACATTGCTAACGATACCAAGCTGGCAAACGGGTTCGAAACCAAGGACAGGACATGGCGACCTGATCTGGTGTGGATAGTGAACGCAACCAATTTCGCCAAGATAATTGATGGAAAGTACCAAAAATGAACTTTGTAAAACCAGACACCAAAAAAGACCCGCTAGACGATGTTCAGCGCCTGATGTGCAGTGTGCCAGGATGCCCCAAACGCTGGTCAGTTCACATGGAAGGCCAGCGCCCAATGTGTTCCGA